TCGTGAATAAGTTAAAAACAATTAATGAGGCTTGGCTTGGTTTAGATGTTCCAGAAGAACGTCTTTTTAATCCAATGTCGATATTAAAGTCTTCTGAAGATGACTTTTATCTAAAGCTAGCTTGGCTCATGAGTAGGCCAGAGTATTTATCTTTTACTGCAAGTAAAATTCTTAATACCCAGCTTTTACCGTCTCAGGCACTAATTATTAATGAATTGTGGAATCGCAAATTCCCAATGTTGATAGCTAGTCGAGGTTTTGGTAAGTCTTTTCAGCTTGCTTTATATTCCCTATTAAGAGGATTAATATTTCCAAAAAGAAAGATTGTTGTGGTTGGCGCAGCATTTAGACAGTCAAAAGTATTATTTGAATATATGGAAACTATATGGAGAAACTCTCCAATGCTTAGAGATATATGTGATTCAAATAGCGGCCCTACGAGAGATGTCGATAGATGTACAATGAGAATAAATGACAGCGTAATAACCTGTCTACCTCTTGGTGATGGTCAAAAAATTAGAGGACAAAGAGCTAATGATATTATAGCGGACGAATTTGCTTCTATTCCAAGAGATATTTTTGAAAACGTTGTTGCTGGATTTGCTGCGGTAAGTGCCGACCCAATAGAAAACGTTAAAAGAGCGGCTGCACAGAAAAAAGCTAAAGAGTTAGGAATTGAAATCTTACCAGAAGAAACTTCTAAAGATCAAAAAGATAACCAAATTATACTATCTGGAACTGCTTATTATGATTTTAACCATTTTGCTTCTTACTGGAAAAAGTGGAAATCAATAATACACAGCAAGGGGCAAAAAAATAAACTAAGAGAAATCTTTGGAGAAGATCCACCAGAAAACTTTGATTGGACACAGTATTCTATAATAAGAATGCCATATGAATTATTACCTCCGGGTTTTATGGATGCTGATCAAGTAGCAAGATCAAAGGCTACCGTTCATACTGGCATATATCAAATGGAATACGGAGCTTGTTTTACAAGAGATTCTCAGGGCTTTTTTAAGAGATCGTTAATAGAATCATGCGTTATTTCTAAAGATTCTGAAATAAAAGATAGCCAAGGCAATATTATTCACTTCGAATCTAGTTTAATTGGAGATGTTAATAAAAAATATATATTTGGTGTTGACCCTGCATCAGAAGTGGATAATTTTTCTATAGTTGTTCTAGAGGCAAATAGTGACCATAGAAGGGTTGTTTATTGCTGGACAACAACCAGATCAGAACATAAAGAAAAGGTTAAAAGGGGCTATATTTCAGAAACAGATTTCTATTCATATTGTGCCAGAAAAATAAGAGATTTAATGAAATTATTTCCATGTGTTCACATTTCTTTGGATGCTCAAGGTGGCGGTATTGCTATAATAGAATCCTTACACGATAAAGATAAAATAAAAGAAGATGAACTACCAATATGGCCAATTATAGAGGACAACAAGCCAAAAGACACAGACAATGAGCGTGGACTACATATAGTAGAAATGTGCCAATTTGCTAAATATGATTGGCTTTCTGAAGCAAATCACGGACTAAGAAAAGACTTAGAAGATAAAGCTCTACTATTTCCTTATTTTGATTCTGTATCACTGGCCCTATCTTCTTCTGAGGACTCGATAAAAAATAGAATGTTTGATACATTAGAAGAGTCAGTATTAGAGATAGAAGAACTAAAGAATGAATTATCTATGATACAAATGACCCAAAGCAATAGCGGTAGAGATAGATGGGATACACCAGAGTTTGTAATTGGAACTGGTAGAAAAAGTAAAATGAGAAAAGATAGATATTCTGCTTTATTAATGGCAAACATGGCCGCAAGAACTATACAAAGAACCCCAACGCAAGAAGCTTATAATTTCTATGGAGGATTTGCAACAGGTAGAGATGCACACGGAAAACAAAAAGACCCAGATGAAAAAATGTATTATGGACCAAGCTGGTTCACAGAAAATATGAAAGATGTGTATTAAAAGGTAATCAATCCAATTATAATCCAATTGAGGACAAAATGAATAGTGATATGATAACTTGGTCAGATGACGAGAGCAAAAACAAGGCTATGGCTCAAATGTCATATAATATTGATTCATATGCAGGATTACCAAAAACACAGGGCAGCACATACAGACATTTTATAGATATTGAACCAAATAAGTCTGTAAAGCCATATTTTGATAAGAATGATTACTATGCTTTTAGGCCAAATGAGGCCGTTCCAGCGCAGCAACTTCGCGCTATAAAAATGTGCATGGATGCTTATGATAAGGTTGGTATTATTAGAAATATAATAGACTTAATGGGTGATTTTGGCAGTCAGGGCATTCAAATAGTTCATCAAAACAAAAGTGTTGAAAAATTCTATCAGCAATGGTTCCAGAGTGTTAATGGCAAAGAAAGATCAGAAAGATTTCTCAATAATCTTTATAAAACCGGAAATGTTATTATATATAGAAGCTATGCTAATGTAACCCCAAGATTAAGCAAGTACATGAAGTCTTTAGCATCTGATATTAAGGTTGAAACTCCTAATATTAAGTCTAATACAATTCCTTGGAGATATAACTTTTTTAATCCATTATCTATAAAGTCCAGAGATGGTAAATTATCATTATTTCTTGGTAAGTCGGCATATACTATAAATCTTGGTTCATTCTTAGATAAATTTGCGGACGGAGATATACCATCGGATGTTCTCAATACTCTTCCAGATAACATTAAAAATGCCATTAAGAGTGGACAAAGACAAGTAGAGCTTGATACAAGTAGATTAAGCGTTTTTCATTATAAGAAAGACGATTGGCATGAATGGGCAAATCCCATGATATATGCCATATTAGATGATATTATAATGTTAGAAAAAATGAGACTAGCTGATCTATCTGCATTAGATGGGGCAATATCTAACATAAGATTATGGACGCTTGGAAATCTAGAACATAAGATATTACCAAGCAAGACTGCAATTAACAAGCTAAGAGATATTTTAGCTAGCAACGTTGGCGGCGGAACGATGGAACTTGTTTGGGGTCCAGAATTAACATTCCAAGAATCTAATAGTGAAGTATATAAGTTTTTAGGATCAGAAAAGTATAACTCTGTTTTAAACAGTATCTACGCTGGTCTTGGCGTCCCACCAACCCTAACTGGCATGGCGACAAATGGTGGTGGATTTACTAATAACTTTATTTCATTAAAGACTCTTGTTGAAAGATTACAATATGGAAGAGATTTACTAGTTAGATTTTGGGAAAAAGAAATAGAGCTAGTTAGACAGTCTATGGGTTTTAGGCACAAGGCACATATTCAGTTTGATAAAGCCACGCTTGCTGATGAAGCTACTGAAAAGAAATTATTAATAGAGCTTGCTGATAGAGACATTATCAGTAGCGAAACATTACTACAAAGATTTAAAGAAATACCAGAAATAGAAAAAATTAGAATCAAAAGAGAAGTTTCTGATAGGCAAGAAGAAAAAACTCCACCAAAAGCTGGACCTTACCATAACGCTGAACATAAGCAAAATCTTGAAAAGATAGCTTTACAAACAGGAAAAATGCTTCCACAAGATTTTGGTTTAAAGACTAGTGTGCCAAAAAGTTTATTAGTTCCAGTAGCAACAAAACCTCCACAGCTTGGCGGTGGAAATACACAACAGGCCGACCCTCCAAATCCAAACGGAAGACCTCCGCTATCAAAAGACACTCAACCAAGAAAACAAAGAGTTGAAAAACCAAGATCAAAACCCTCTGTTGCGGAACTTATAGTATGGACAGAAAACGCTTGGGATAATATATCAGAAGTATTAACAAGTTCATTCTTAGGTTTGAATAATAAGAAAAATCTTAGACAATTAACAAAAGCAGAAATATTAAATTTAGAACAACTCAAACTAGATGTATTAACAAACTTGCCAGTAATGGAAGAAGTCAACTCTAAGCTAATATGTTCTTTACTAGTAGGTAAAAAAAGAACACCGATAGATTTTAAAGACCTATTACAACAAAATAATATAGATATAGACACTATGAAAATAGATTTATATAGAAAAAGTGTAATAGGATTATATATAGAAAATATTTTAACAAAACAGGCTTAATGCCCTAAAATTGGGAGATTAATATGTCAGTTAAGCGAATAAAAGAATTTCCAGAAGGAAGCGGAAGTTTAACTAATGATGATATATTCTTATTTATGGATAATCCTTCTGGTGGTGGCGTTACCAAAAAGATTAGTCTGAGTGAAATTAGTAGCGCTATTGGCGGCGGTGGTGGCGGAACATCGGTAGTCCAACTTGGAAATGTTAGCGGAGTTATTAACACCAATGCTAGTCTTGGAGATATTTTTGATTTGAATATAATGAGTAGTGGCACATTAGCTAATCCCTCTAATCCTACTGACGGTCAAAGCTTAAGGTGGAGAATAACCCACAAAGCAAATAATATTCCAGTTAGTCTTGGTAGTAATTTTAAAATTCCTAGTAGCGCCTCAAACCCACTACCATTTAGTAGCACTAGCGGAACTATGGATTTATTAGCGGCCACCTATGATCTTGATCGAAATAAGTGGGACGTTATAGCATTTGTTCCGGGCTATTAAATATAAAATATAAAAAGGTATAAAAAATGGCAACACTATATTATAATGGAGCAGTTAATACTGATTGGAACGAACTAGGTAACTGGTGGGATGATTCTGGACATACTGTTCCGGCCACATCTTTGCCAACTAGTAGTGATAGTGTGGTCAGCTCTGCTGAAATTCTAAGTAATAGCGGTAGTACACCAACTGTTGTTAACTTTACACAAAACAATGGCAACTTATCTATTGCCATAATTGTTACGGACGTAGCTACATTTAATGCTGGATCTATGGTGGACGGTAATATTACTGGTAATTGTGTGTTTAATAACGACAGTATCAGTCGTGGAACGATTACTGGAAACGCTACATTTACTGCTTCTAGTTATACCGGCCTATCATCTAATGCTTTTACTGGCAATGGGGTGAGTGGCACTATAACTTTTTCATCAGCTACGCCGGTATCATTTACGTTGTCTAATTCGAATACCTGGTTTGTAAATACTTCAGCTTTGACATTTACTACTCCCGATCCAACATGGACATTTAATGGTGATTCTTATCTTGAGTCAAGCTATACAATTGAAGGAGATTGCACATTTAATAGTACCTCAAAAAATACGGGTACAATTGTTGGAGACTGTACGTTTAATGGTACTTCATATAATGATGGTAATGTAACCGGCGATGCCACATTTAACAATAGCTCATACAACATAGGCACAGTAACAGGAACAACAACATATAACGGTTTTACTGGATGGAATAGTGATTTGAGTATTTATTTCGTAGGGGGAGAAGAAACTGTACTAGACAGTAGTGGTAACGGCTTCTGGAGCGGCAAGGCATACTATGGCGGCATTGAGCAAGCGACCGGATACAACGGCTATTTCTACTACATCAACAATGTAGAAACCACGCTCAACAGCAACGGCGACGGCTGCTGGAACAGCGTAGTTTATTCCGGCGGCATCACATTAGCGGAGGCTAACTACACCGGCGTGGATAATGTTTTCAACGGCGGGTGCGGAGGAAACGTTTACTGGATCAGCGGGGTAGAAACCACACTCGACTCAAGCGGCAGCGGTTTCTACGACGGTCAAGCGTATTTCAACGGCTCTGTGCAAGCGACCGGCTGGAACGGTTTTTACTACTACATCAACAACGTACAAACCTCTCTTGGCGAAAATTCTGGCGGTACTGGCTATGACTCCAACACCAGCACTTATTACATATCTAATACCGCAACAGCGCTTGACTCCAATGGTAGCGGTTTCTACGACGGCCAAGCTTATTATAACGGCTCCGTACAAGCAACCGGTTGGAACGGTTTCTACTACTACATTAATAACGTAGAAACCACGCTCAACAGTAGTGGAAACGGAACATGGGATGGCTATGTGTACTACAATGGATGTAACACCAACATAGCCAACCCCGGAAGAGGCTATGATAATACTTGCGGATCAACAACATATTATATAGATGGAGCATCGACCACTCTCAATAGCAGTGGTGACGGCAATTGGAATGGTACGGATTATGTTAATGGGTTGTCTGCTCGTACATTATACTATAATGCTGCTGTAGATACTGACTGGAATAATCTTGGTAATTGGTGGAATAACTCGTCACATACTGTTCAAGCTATAAGTTTACCATCTTCTATTGATAGCGTTATAACATCCGCTGGTATTGAAAGTAATAGTGGTAGCACACCAACGGTTGTTAATTTTACACAAAATAGCGGCACGGGTTATGTTAATCTGGGAATAAGCACCACTGTTACAGGAGTAGCAACATTTAATTTTGGAACTATGAGCGGAGGCACTGTTACTGGAAACTGCGTATTTAATAATGATGCTAAAAATTTTGGTACTATTGTTGGAAACGCTATATTTACTGCTTCTAGCTATAGTGGAACATCATCTAATGCTTTTGTCGGTAGTGGAGTAAGTGGTACTATAACCTTTTCGTCTCTTACCCCTGTGACGTTTACCTTGCCTAATTCTACTACATGGTTTGTAAATACTTCGGCTTTAATATTTACTGCTCCTAACCCAACATGGATATTTAATGGAGACTCTCGTTTAGAATCGGTTTATACAATCAGTGGAAACTGCACCTTTAATGAAACTTCGAGAAATACTGGTACAATTGTTGGAAATTGTATATTTAATGATAGTTCTTACAATGACGGTGGTAGTATCTCTGGAGAAGCAAAGTTTTCTTTATCATCAGCCTCTGTAATGATAGAAAATTCCTATACTGGCACATACGGAAGTATAGCATTCAAGTATGAGCAAGGTATTAATGGCTCATCAATTTTAGGATTAATATAATATAGCAATTGGAATAATCTAATGCCGCTTTATACTAAAGGATTAAAATTATATCAGAATAAATTAAGATATAGTTTACGTCCAATAGATAAAAGTATTATTCCTAACCATATTAACTCTAGCACAAGTAATAAATTAGTTAATAAAAATCCTTCAACTGATCGTTTGGTATATTCGTCTCAAAATCCTTATGGTGGAGTTGGTGATGCTGGGATATGGGTTCGCAATCCAAATTGTTGGATAAATGGAGTATCCAAATGGTATACTAGTAGTGGTGGACCATTTATTACCCAGAGATATAATCAAATAAATAGTATAATAGAAAGTTTAAGTCCCGGACAGGGATATTCATTAAGTCCCATAGATCTAGACTTAGTTTACGATAAATACTCTTAGGTGTATATAAGGTTATATTTCACCACCAAAAGGGACATATTATGTCAGCCAGTAAATATGATTTTACTATAGATCAAGGTAGTTCATACTCTCTTACCGTAAAATATAAAGATAGTGATGGAAATATTATACCATTGACCGATTATTGCGCCAGAATAATATGGACAACCAACAATAATGAATCGACCACTTTTTTAACTACTGACGCCCCAAACAGCAACTACAAGTTTTATATTGATGAGCCTAATGGAACCATAACCTTATTATTATCTGCGGCCTATACGAATACTCTCACCTTTTCATCTGCTAAATATGATCTTGAATTAAAAAGTCCACAAGATTTATATGCTGAGGGTGGAAAATATACAACACGATTGCTTTATGGCACAATAACACTTAATAAACGATTTAGCAAATCTACTAATCTACTGGATTGTACTCCATGAGCGATAATACTGTTGAAGTTATAGAAAATATCACAACCCTAGAAATCACAAGTTCTACAGAATCAGAAACTTCTGTTGTGGAGATTGTGCAAAGCGGGGTGGTCAATTTAGAGTTAAGTACAGTATTACCTTTATTGCCATCAAATTTTACAAATAATACTAAAACTATTATTAGCGAAACTTTAGTGGGTGGCTCTGGTATAGTTATAGGTCCACTAACCTCTGGTAGTATTGTTGTCTCAACCAGTGGTCTTCAACCTAGCGGAAACTATAGCTTGGTTGGCCATAGTCATAATTCTAGCGATATTACTAATTTTAATAGCAGTGTGAGCGGCTTATTACCTGTTAAGAATATTAGTGCTGGAAGTGGAATAGGTATTAGTAATAGTAGTGGAGATTTTACAGTAAGTGTGACCGGAACATTTGGACTAACCGGTGAACAAGTTGACGATAGAGTAGATAATCTATTAAAAGCTGGATCATATGTTAATCTTAATTATAATGATAGTCTAGATAGTTTAACTATAAGTGTTTCTGGGCTTCAACCTAGTGGAAATTATTCTTTAGTCGGACACTCTCATGAAATATCCGACATTAATAATTTACAAAATGCTTTAGATAATAAACAGCCTAGTGGAATTTATGCTAGTGGAATCCATTATCATGTTGCTAGTGATATTACTGATTTTAATAGTAGCGTTAGCGGGCTTCTTCCTGCGTCATTTGATGCGGCAGTTCCTTGGACAGCAAATCATACTTTAGTTGATGGAACAAGGTATTTAGTTAACGATTTAGTTTATGAAAACGGAAGACTATATAGAGCTAACTATGAAAATGAAAGTATTCCAACTAGTAGTGATTTATATTGGACAGATGTTGGTCCCGGATATCGACTAAATATAGATGGCAGAGACATACCCAACGTCCCATATCCAGTTAAAAATATTATCTCTGGAAGTGGTATTAGTGTTAGTAGCAGTAACGGAGATTTTACCGTTGCCGTTAGCGGTCAATTTGGATTAACTGGCGAAGAAGTTGATGATAGAATTAATGATCTTTTAATTGCTGGATCAAATATAATATTAAACTATGACGATCTTGCTAACCAATTAACTATTAGCACAAGCGGCTTACAGCCAAGTGGAAACTATAGCCTTGTTGGTCATAGTCATACCACCAGCGACATAACAGACTTTAATAGCGGAGTAAGCGGTCTACTTCCTGTGAAAAATGTACTAGGAAGTGGATATGTTAATGTAAGTTCAAGTTCTGGAAACTATACCATAAGTGTTAGCGGTTTACAGCCCAGCGGTAATTATGCTAATTCTATTCATACTCACACAACTTCTGATATCACAGACTTTAATAGTTCTGTTAGTGGATTAATTCCTGTTAAGAAT